TGCCAACATTTAACTGGTCAAGATTAAATTGTGTAGAACCAATTTTACGGTCTAAATCAATTAAATGATTGACCATAGTTTGCTGTTCTGGCTTCATATCTTCAAATGCGTACTCTACATCGTCAATAGTGACTTGGTTTTTCTTTATGTTTTCCATGTCATTTCCTTTTGTGGTTACTTATTAATTACTTCTGTAAATGGCGTTAAATCATAGCCAGCGTAGTAGTCACCTTTAGCAATTTGAATTTCAAGGTGTTCTTTGTTTCGCTTAACTGTATCTGCCCAATCTTCATCAGTTGTATCTTCAGGTTTACCCGCTAATAGAAGATTAACACTATCCATTGCAGCAGAATAATCTTTAATTACTTTTTGTTCAGGTGTTAGTTCTAACATTATTATTCCTTAAGGATGGGTTGCTTTATAAGCGTCAAATTCTGCTTTGAGTTCTTGGATTGCTTTGACTAAATAAGGCACAAGGTTTTGGTTTAAAGATAACATCCCATCTTTGCCTTCACTAATTTGTGCGGGCAAAACAGTTTGATATTCTTGGGCAATAAAGCCAATGTCGTGTTTATCATTGGCAATATAATCAAACTCTACTGGTCGCAAAGCTGAAACTACAGACAAACCTGATTCTAAAGAAACAATATTTTTCTTAATTCTTGCATCAGAAGTAATTGACCATAATGTAGAGTTGCTTTTTTGATACCAATTATTAACAGCATTTTGCACATAAGCTAAAGGATTACCATCACCATCAGATAACACAATGTAGTTACTTGCTGTACGGATGTCTAGACCGCCTGAGTTTCCTTGATAACAACCAATAACTGTATTTTTAGTTCCTGTAGTTACTAAATATCCTGAACCATAACCCAAAAATGTGTTGTTTGTTCCAGTAGTGTTTTGACCAGAATATGCACCAAGACATACAGTTTGTGTAGCTGAAGTAATTGATTTTCCAGCATAGTACCCAACAAAAGTATTATCTCCACCAGTATTGCTATACCCAGCTTGATAACCTACTGCTGTATTGTTAGATGCGGTGGTGTTTGCTTGAAGTGCTTGTGAACCTACAGCCACATTGCTTGCACCAGTAGTATTTGAATACCCAGCCAATGCACCTAAAAACGCATTATCAATTCCAGTTGTTGTAAAACGACCAGCATTTGAACCAACAAAAGTAGAACCAGCAACTTCAGTACCATTAGTGTTATAAGTGCGACCAGCTCTGTTTCCTATTGCGGTTAAGGCAGTACCAGTAATGTTGGTGTAGCCAGCTTGGTATCCTACGGCAGTATTATTGTCTGCGGTGGTATTTGAATATAACGCTTGACCACCGACTGCTGTGTTGTTGCTTCCTGTAGCGGTTGTGCTATTTGAAGCATAAGAACCAGCACCTAATGCAGTATTGTAACTGCCTGTGGTATTAAAGTACCCTGATTGAACTCCAATAAAAGAACAATTTTGACCTGATGTATTTGTATATCCTGATTGATAACCAACAAAAGTTCCATAACCACCAGTATTTGTAGCGTTACCTGCACCAGCACCTAAAACAGTCATTGCAGTAGCACTACCAGTTCCCTTACCAACAGTAAGACCTGATATAGAAGCATCATTAGCTAAAGTTAAAGCTGTACCGCTAAAGGTCATATTGGCAGAACCAACTACTAAGCCACTAGAGTTATATAAGACTTGAGTAGTAGAGGATGTTCCTACACCACCTTTAGTGCCAATAACTTGTACTACACCAGCAGAATCTTTATAAAATAGCTTGCCGTCTGCGGTATTAATAGCGAGTTCGCCAGCAACTAAATTGCCAGCAGTAGGCACATTGGTAGATGTAGCCGAATAATAAATCGAAATTGGAGTAAATCCTGTCTGTGCCATTTTAGTATGTCCCGCCAAATATGCCTGTTAAGGCTGTTAGTGTACCAACATTATTAATGTTATTTGTTGCCATGTTCAAAGCACCTGACATAGGTGTTTGCCCATCTGAGGCTACTGATTGAGTAAGTGCGTCTGCTATGTTTTGCATAGTAGTATTAGCCCAACTAGATGTAATAGTTGTGCCTGTTACTACGGGATTACCCGCAGGGAGGTTATATGTACCGCTACCGTTTCTACTCATTTTGTTGTTCCTTTAACCTTTTTGGTGGATTTTCCACCCATTCTCATTAATGCTGCAAGTTTTTCTATATCGCCTTTTTTCATCTTTGTAGAAGCCATTTTTGACCCTATTGCACCAGCAGTAGCTGCAAGGCCTATTGGTGCGCTTGCTGCGGTAGCTAATATTGAAGGAATAGATGAAACTGCGCTTGTAGGGGCAAATTTACCAATATTGCTTAAAATGTTTTGAATACTACCACCTTTGGCAGCTTGTTTAATAGCCGTTTGTTCTTCAGCAGTAAATAACCGCATTTTTTTGTTATCTTTAGCTAAAGCACGAAGTTGATTGGTCAATGACTTTTCTACGCCCATGCCATTTTTATCCAATTCTGCCCTTTCAAACATATTGGTAAATGTTTCTGATTTACGCAATTTGCTATAAGTTTCTCTAGCTTGTTGCCAAGTTTTAGCGCCTTCAGAAGTTTTAGAAACAATAGCTTCTGGGCCAGCATTAACAATATAATCGTCAAACTTGTCTTTAAGAACAGTTGCCAACATTCTTTCTTTAGAATTTTGACTGCCTTGTGCATTACTAATAAATTCACGCAAAGATTGTAATTCCAACATATCTTTGGGTTTTTTTGTGTTTTGCAATTCTTGTAAAGCCACTTTAATATCTGGGTGCAATTTAGGGTGATAGCCAAGTCCACGCAAATCAGAACCAATTTGATTCATTTCTGCGCCAAACGCCATAGGTTTAAATGCTGTACCAGAAGTTTTAGTTTCACCATACAAACGAGTTGCTTCTTTGGCTAAAGTTTCAGCACTAGGTGCAGCAGCAACTATACCTTTAGGAACAAAATCTGTACTTCTTAATGCGTTTGCCATTGTATTAACAGCAGGCTGTACATTTTGTATTGCAGTTGTAGCGGCTTCTTTTAAAAAAGGTGATGCAACTTTAGCGGTTTGTGCAAAAGAAGGAATAGCACCAATATTACCAATATACGGAGGTAATTTGGAAGCATCAACCATTTCACCAATAGATTGAATGGCGTTTTGACCAGTTTGTGAACGAGGGCGATATGTTAAAGAATTAGCTAATGCGCCACCAACATTTTCACCTTGCCTCATACCTTGTTGAGTGCCAAATTCAGGGCTTAACACATTGGAAACAACGCCATAAGCAGCACCAATAGGTTGTGCAATAGCAGCACTTCCAATAGTTAAAGGAACTTCATATAAAGACTTTACCTTATCCATCATAGATGTTTTAGGTTCAGGTTGATTTATTGTTGGGCGCACAAATTCACCAACTACAGAAGGTACATCACCAGTTACATAATTAGACTGATTTGATGGTACTACAGCAGTTGGGGGTACTTGTTTTGGTGATGGTAATTTTTTTAAAGCAGCTTCCATCGCCTCCTTTGACATTCCGTCAGGAAACTCTACAGGCCCTACTCCGACAATATCAACTATTATAGTCATTATTGATTTACCCAACTATTTGTTTGAGGATTCCAACGCAATGCAGGTTGACCTACAGGGCTTCTATATTCTTTAGAAACGCCAGCTTTGTTTTTAGCCAAATCCATACCTTTTTGTAAATTTTCTTGAAATTCACGGGCATATTTAACAAAGTCTTTTTCAGATTGTGCGTTGTTAAGTTTAAGCAACGCATCGGTAGCTTTTTGACCTTCAATTTCTGTAATTTGACCAGCACCTTTAAGTCTTTGAAAAGCCTCTAAAAATGCTTGTCCTTTAAGAGAATCATACAAGACTCTAAATGAAGCGGTGTCAGTTCCAGGAATGTTGCTTAAATAAGGAACTCCAAATCCAACATATTGTTCAAAACCACCATGCGGTTCTTTAGTAGATTTAATGAATTTTTTTGAAACAGGGTCATAAGTTTCATAAACAATTTGACCTTTGTCATTTAAACGGGCATCACCAATCATGTCATCAATGGTTTTAATTGCTGTTTTAGCTTGTTCTAAAGCGCCTGGCAATGCTAATAAATCAGCTTGTCTTTGTTCTTCTCTTTTTGTGTAAATTTGTTTATTAGCTTCGCTTAAATCTTTAGGTGACATACCAGGTCTATTCATTGCGCTTACAGGCACAGTATTACCAGTAGCAGAAATAGCTTGATTACCAGCTTGATAATTTACAGGCATTGCGCTTGGTATAACACGGTTACTCATAGGCGTTGAAGTGCCTTGAAGGAGTTGAGTTGGTGCGTTGAGTTGAACAGGTGCATTTTGCATAGGCGCACCTTGTTGAACAGGTTTATTAGGTAAAGCCCCAGGAGGCTGCCTACCTGTTTCGTAAAAATATTTATCTGCTTCTAATGGTGTGTAAGCAGGTTTTGTGCCACCTTGTACAAATGTAGATAAAGGATTAGGTGATTTAGGGTTGTACCATCCAGTTATTACACTTCCATCAGGTTGTTCAAGTTTTCCTTCTTTCCAATCTGGGCCTTCTAAAAGTTGCTTTTGCAATACTGTTGCCATTCCTTGAGAAACAGGAGTACGACCACGCAACGCTTCTATATAAGCGGCATTGTTTCCCTTTTTTTGTGCTTCAGTAATAGCTTGGGCTTCTGTAATTCCTAGTTCACGCAATCTTTCAGCCATTGCTTGTTGTTTTGTATCTAAATTAGCATTAGTCATACCACCAATAGCAGCATTAATCATAGGCAATGCGCTTTGCAATGCAGAAGGTTTAACATAATGACCGCTAACCATTTGACCTTGTGGTTGATTAAAAGCCTGCCCTGTTAGCAAATTAGCTAACTGACGCTGACGCTGTAAACCTAATACTTCTGGGTCTGTGTTTATTAGTTGTTGTTCTGTTAAGTCTGCCATGATTATCCCTGCTTTAGTAAACTAGCTAATTGTGCTTGTCTTGTATCTTGAATAGGTTGCTGTGGTGTAAATGTAAATGGGTTTTGGTTGCCACGCACTACTGATGTTAATGCTTGTCCTTGTGGGTTAGCGCCTTGTGCTAATTGACCTAAAGAATTTGTAAGCCCAGAACCAGCACCTTGTTTTAATAAATCAGAAAGATTTTTAGCTTTTTTTGCAGCATCTAATATTTCTGAAGCAGACATTCCTGTTTTTGCGGCAGCATCGGCAGCAGCAATGGCTTCAGCTTGGTTTAAACCTGTATAACCTAATTCTCCATAAGTAGGGCCTGCAAATCCGCCTTCTAAACCTGTAATACCTAATTCACCGTATGTTGGCCCCATTAATGATGGAGTCAAATAACTTCCAGCATTAGCGCTAGTAGCTCCTGCTGTATAAGCTAAAGCAGGGTCAATAGCAAAAGAACTTCCAGCAGTAGGTACAAACCCTGATGAACCAAGGATTGCATCAGTTGTTAATGCGCCCTCCGTGCCTTCGGTAAGAGTAAGTAATTCTGGGGCAAATTCTGGCGCTAAAACAGCAGCAGTAACAATAGCTGGTAATGCCCATCCACCAGGAAGCTCACGATTTACAGTTGTATCTACTTCAGCTAAACCATTGCCAATAGCAGGGCCTGGGTCAATAGAAGCTAAAACATCTCCAACACCTTGAAAAGGGTCAAATCCACCCCCGCCAAAGGGTGTGCGCTTTAAGTCATAAGTCCAACCAGAATGTTTGCTTTTAAACATATTTAAAATTGATTTGAAAGCCAGTCATAAGCACTTGAAATGCCTTTTCCTGCGCTAGTTAAAAGTCCAGGGTTAGCGGCAAGACCTAAAATACCAGCAGAACCTAATCCATACAATCCAGCAGTATTACTTGTAGCTTGTCCTAATGCAGCATTTTGCGCTGCAATATTAGCGTTTGTTTGAGTGGCTAAAGCGCCTGTGTAATCAGGGCCTGCAACGGCAGCTTGTGCAGGCGCATTAATATAAGTAGGTGTAGCCAAATTTTTAATTTGACCAGCTTGTGTACCTAACAATGATTGGGCTTGCAAACCTGTTTGCATACCTTGAATTTGTGCGCTAGTACGCAAATCGTTTTGACCTTGCTGGAATGTACGCATAGCATTTTCGTAAGCCTGTGTACCAGGAACAATACCTTGATTTGCTAAAGCAGCCGCATTTGATTCTGATTGTTGTGCTAATTGCGGTGCTAAGCGTTGCATAATGGCATCGCTGTATGTCTGTCCAGGATTAATTCCATATAAAGGATTATTTTGGGCAGATTGTAAATTACCAAGAGAAGAATTTATAAGCGCTTGAGTTTGTGGATTAGTTGTTTGGTTAGCAGTCCATGTAGGATTGCCGTATTGGTCTACACCTTGTTGATATTGCAAACCACCATAAGCAGTATTTTGATTTACACGATTAGCTTGAGTTGCGCTTTGTGCGCCTGCAATATTGGCTAATGTTTGTGCATTTGCAGCTTGAAAATATGGGCTTGTAGCATCAGCATAAGGATTTGTATTGCTACCAATAAACGATTGCAACGCATTGTTTGTAGATTGTGCGCCAGAATACATTGGTTGCTGTGGTATTAATGAAGATAAACCACCTGTACCAGCAGGGCCAGAATATCCTGATGGTGTTCTTGGTTGCGATAAAGAACCAGTAGGGTCATATATAGTTGAAAAATTAGGCCCACCTTGAGGTATTGGAGTTCCGTAATTATATGAACCGTCTGGATTTACGCCCATTCCTGGAGAAACAGTTTGAATAGGCTGCATAGCATTATTGGCTGTAGATTGACCATTAGTATTCATTTGACCAGTTTTAGGGTCAAAATTTCCATTGCCACTAGCAAAATCATTTATATTGACTGGCCCACCTAACGGAATTGCACCTGCACCCATAACTATCTCCTATGCCCATTTACAATATTCTGGGCGCATCTCTAAAATGACCAAATCCCCATCGTCATGTGCGTCAGGGATAGTAGCAACATCTTTGAAACCAAGGTGTCGGTCTAGTCTTAGGGCTTTTGTATTACTCCCTGCAACTGTGCCAATTATAACC